TATCTAAGTGATCCTCCAGGTTTAAGACAACAATTGGCACTAAGCAAATACTATAATAAAGAGTATATAACACCATATACGGATCAAAGAGTGATTGATTACTTTCATCAGTTTGATTGGTTTCAGGTTAATCAACCTTATCAGAAGCATCATGTAGTGGAAGCGTTTACCGAATTTAAAACAATAGGTAAACCTAAACATCATATCAATCTTCAATTAGGCTCTGGTATTGACAAGGCATTTGAAAGCCTGCTAGAATGTAATGAAATAAATTACAAAAGACGAAATCGAATGTTAGACGTTTATAGAGATTGGAAAGATCGTGGCGAAATACGAACACTATTTGATTGAAGATGTAAGAAAATCTTCCGCACGTGAATTGTTTACCGTTGTTAGCACATTTGCTGGCGGCGGTGGTAGTTCTACGGGTTATCGTTTGGCTGGTGGTAAAGTCATTGCTATCAACGAGTTTGTTGAAGAAGCAATAAAAACTTATTCTACAAATTTTCCAGACACAAAAATCATACCTGGTGATATTAAAAAACTTAATGGGAAAGATTTTCTTGAAGTAGCGAATCTAAAAGAAGGTGAACTCGACATACTTGATGGTTCACCACCATGCTCTGCTTTCTCTGTTGCTGGTAAAAGAGAAAAGAATTGGAAGGGTGCAGTTCATTACGAATCAGATAGTTACTTTGACTTTGACACAGGTGAAATGGTTACTGTTGGTGGCTATGAAGTCAAAGATGGTGTCAAAAAATATTCTGACGATCAAGTAGTTGAAGCAATTGAAGATTTGTTTCTTGAGTTCATTCGTATTGCTAAAGACATTAAGCCCAAAGTAATCATTGCTGAAAATGTCAAAGGCATCACGATGGGTAAAGCAAGAGATAAACTACATCAATTTCAAAATGAATTTGAAAAGATTGAGCCTGGTTATTTGGTCACGCATCATGTATTGAACGCTGCTGATTACGGTGTACCGCAAGCACGTGAAAGATTGTTCTTTGTTTGTGTTCGTCAAGATGTTGCTGACAAGGTTGGATTAAACTTTTTGAACATGAACACAATGACTTTTCCAATTCCCTCAACACCAAAACACATTAGCATTAAGACTGCCATTGATAATGTTGTGAATGATCCCGACGAAGAAAAAGAGTTGCTTGACTTTGTTGAAGGTTCTTTCCAAAAGAAATTTATTGAACTGTTACCGTTCAATCCAACAAAGCATACGAAGCCATCTGATCCAGAGTTTCGTGACAAGAATCCAAAAGGTTCATGCTTTAATATGATTCGACCAGCAATCAATTTACCATCACCGACTTTGACACAAGCAGGTCAACAGAAAGGTGTGAGTGGCGTTTTTCATTATGCAAAGAATCGTAAGTTGACTATCAAAGAATTGAAGATACTGATGAGCATTCCTGATGACTATGTACTAACGGGTAAGTTCGATCAGCAAGCAGAAAGATTGGGTAGAATGGTTGCACCTAAGATGATGGCTGCATTGTCATCACACGTGTATGAAAACATTCTGAAACCATACAAGGAATCGTTATGACTAAGTTTACGTTTGCACAAAGAGAAGAAGGCTTTGACAATCACATAGAACATTCTATTCGTGGTTACACAAATCTTTGGAATGATGTGTTGAAGTATTCTGAATACTTTGTTGAAGATGATACAAATGTTGTTGACATTGGTTGCTCTACAGGTAAGTTGCTTAAGGCAATGATCGACCAAAACACTTTTGCACCACGTGCCAACTATGTTGGTATTGAAGTAGAAGAAGATTTTTTTGACACATATGATGCTGATGAAAAGCAATTTCAATATTTGTCTTATCATCGTGGAGATGTTCGTGACTTTAAGTTTGAAAACTGTAGTTTGATAACATCAATTTTTACCTTACAGTTCATACAAGAAAAAGAAAGAACCGCAATCATCAAACAAATTTATGATGGCTTGAATCCTGGTGGTGCTTTTATCTTTGCTGAAAAAACAATTGCAGAATGTTCTAAGATACAAGACATAAGAACGTTTACCTACTACGATTACAAACGTGAACACTTTACCTCAGATGACATACTCAATAAAGAAAAACAATTACGTCACATGATGAAGTTGAATACCCGAAAAGAACTCATCAATAAATGTGGCACGGCAGGGTTTTCGTTTGATCGTATCGATTCCTTCTGGCAAAACCATAGCTTTACCGCATTTGTTGCCATAAAGTAAACACTTGACAAAGTAGTTGTTTCACGATACAATATACCTCTGATATATAAGAGGGATACAAAGATGTCAATTCCGCAACACTTGACAAACCCCAGTATCCCATGTATAATGTATGTTCAGTGACAGTCGAGGTTATCGAATGAGCAACATTCAAAATCAAAAGTCCGGTCTTGCCAAACTCATGGCAACCGAGAATCTTATTGTTCAACATGCCAAAGTACCAACGGCATCGTTTGATCCTAAAAACCGTGTTCTAACTTGTCCCATTTGGGAACAAATGTCGGGCGATCTTTATGATTTGCTAATGGGTCATGAAGTTGGTCATGCCATTGACACACCTGCCGATGGCTGGCATGGTGCTGTACATGATCGTGGTCTAAACTACAAAGGCTTTTTGAATGTAGTTGAAGATGCACGTATCGAAAAACGACAGAAGCGCCGTTACCCTGGTCTGCGCCGTTCGTTTGTGAACGGCTTCAATGAACTCATGGCCAAAGACTTTTTTGGTCTGTCTGGTCGTAGTGTCAATGCACTACCATTCATTGATCGTTTGAATATCTACACAAAGTCTAGTTATTCTTTGGACATTCAGTTCAATGCAAAAGAACAGGAATTTGTTGATCGTGTTCAGGCTTGCGAAACTTGGGATGATGTTCTCAAAGTTACAAATGAGATTTGGGACTATTCAAAAGAAGAACAGTCTCAGACTAACACACCTCAAGATAACTTTGAGTATGATGAGGGTGATGACGATTACGAAACAGAACCAGGCTCAAATGAAGGCGATGCTGAGACTGATGGTCAAGGTGAACAAAAATCTAAGACCAAAGCCAAAGGTGAAGATGGTGATCAAGAGCAAGAATCATCGGCAAGTGGTGATGAAGAGGCTGATGAAGAAGGTGATGGTGAAGGTGAAGACAAAGATGGTGTAAATCGCACCAAAGAATCTCAGAGTGTACGTGAGGATCAAAGTTCTGAACCACGGTGTGAGACTGATGAAAACTTCCGCAACAATGAAAGCAAACTCATTGCGAAACATGCACGTGAGTATATTTACATTGATATACCTAAACCGAATCTTGCAAAGATTGTTACACCAGCAAAACGTGTGCAAGAAGTTCTGACTGAAGAGTTTTCGAAACAGCGACCTTCTGACTATCAAACTCTTGCCAATACTCTGTACAATGATTTTCGCCGTAAGAACGAACGATTCATTTCATTGTTGGCAAAAGAGTTTGAGATGCGTAAGGCTGCCGATAAGTTTTCTAAAGCGAAAACATCGTCAACTGGTGACATTGATGTAAGCCGTGTCTTCAAATATCAGATTGATGATAGCATTTTCAAAAAAGTTATGCGTGTGCCTAAAGGCAAATCACATGGCTTGATTCTGTTGCTTGATAAGTCTGGTTCAATGTCTGAGAATCTTGGTGCATCATATGAACAGATACTTGTGTTGGCTACCTTCTGCCGCAAAGTAAACATACCGTTTTCGGCGTACGGTTTTGGCAATGCTGATCATGTTCGTGAAATGATCGATTTTCGTGGTGAAGAACCTGGTGCGGGTAAATCTTATGGTTGTTTCTCTGAAAACAATCGTGAGATGCACTTGTCTTCGGTGTATCTACGTGAGATGATCAATTCTAAAATGAGTAACTCAGAATTTTCTAAAGCAACAAAGAATATTCTGTGTCTCATGAATGCATGGTCTGGTGGTCGTTATTCTAGAGGTTCAAGTTTTTATCGACCAACTTCAGATTCACTGTCCAACACACCGTTGACAGAGGCAATGATTGCTTGTCAATCGATCATCAAAGAGTTCCGCACTGTGAACAATCTTGATATTGTAAACTTGTGTGTGGTTCATGATGGTGATGCTGATGATATCAATTCGTATCACAATCTGAATGAGAGTGCAAGCATTTCGAGCAATCGAACTTTTTTCAATGCAAACTATCACAATGTTTTTCTGACTGATAAGAAAAACAAAATTCAACAAGAGGTGCCTGAAGGTGATGATGGTGTTCGTATTGCTATCAGTAATTGGTTGACAAAAACAACTGGTGTGAAAATCATCGGCTTCTATTTGTCGCCCAACTACAATATGAAAAATGCTGTTCGCCGCCGTTTGTTCAATGCTGAACTTGATGAACTGCGTAAAGCACCACGTGAGAATTATCTTCAAATCAAAGAAACCTATGCCAAGTATATCAAACTGATTCGCAAAGATAAGTTTCTCGAATCAAGAAACCCTGGTTACGAATCATTCTTTATTCTACCGGGTGGTGGTGATTTGAGTATTGAAGATGAAGACTTTGAGGCACCAACAAAAGTTACCACGGCAACTTTGACTAAAGCATTCGGCAAGTATACTAAGAATCGCCAAGTCAATCGTGTTCTGGTATCACGTTTCATCGGTATGATAGCAGTTTGATAACATACCGCTACTTGACAAAGTGGCGGTATCCTTTTATAATAGTAGTTCCTATAGTGATGGAGAATTTATATTATGACAACTCGTTCTGACAAACGACAAGCTTTTATTGATGCTCTTTTGGCAACAAAAAAATCTACGCTAACCCGTACAGAGGTACGTAATGTTGCTAAAAAACTAGGCATATCAACTCCGCAATGGTTCATCAAAGATGAGTCTAACAAAATTAGTCGGGGTCTGTATAAAGTACCCGCTGCTGGCGTTCAGACGGCTCCACAGCCCGCTATTGAACTCTCAGCACAGGTAATCCCTATGTCAAAACCCGAACCCGTACAAGGCAGTCGCATTGCTAATGTGACAACTGATCTTGAACTTGAGAATCTGGTTCCTTCTCAATATGACAACTATGTTCCTTTTGGCAACTTTGATGATGTGTTGTCAATTGTGAAATCAAAACAATTCTTTCCTGTGTTCATCACTGGTCAGTCTGGTAACGGTAAGACCATGAGTATCGAACAGGCTTGCGCCAAAGCAAAACGCAAATTCGTTTGCGTATCAATGACACCCGATTCTGATGAGGGTGACTTGCTTGGTAACTATGTTTTGATCAATGGTCAGATGGAATGGCGTGACGGTCCTGTGACTGTTGCTGCCCGTCAAGGTGCTGTACTCTGTATTGATGAGATTGATTACGGCGCTCAGAATCTTTCCTGCTTGCAACGGGTACTTGAGGGTAAGCCATTCTTGCTAAAGAAAAAGAATGAACTAGTTGTACCTGCACCTGGCTTTACTGTGTTTGCTACTGCTAACACAAAAGGTAAAGGCTCAGAAGATGGTCGCTATATGTTTACCAATGTATTGAATGAAGCGTTTCTTGAACGTTTCCCAAATACAATGGAACAAGAGTTTCCACCTGCACGTATTGAAGAGAAGATTGTAAACAAAGAACTTGATTCGGTTGGTCGTTCTGATGATGTATTCGCCAAGAATCTAGTTACTTGGGCAAATACGATTCGTAATACATTTGCCGATGGTGGTTGCGATGAAGTTATTTCGACCCGCCGTCTGGTACATATTGTCAAAACTTTCGGTATCTACGGTGATAAGAAAAAGGCAATTGAGTATTGCTTGAATCGTTTTGATGCCGATACTAAGATTACCTTCATTGATCTGTACACTAAAATTGATGCTGGTATTGATCCCAATGAACCAGCGGCAACTGAACAGGCCGAACCAGTAACAACTTCTGACGAACATCCGTTCTAAGGTAATCTTTCACTTTTGCCAGAGAGAGTGTTGACACACTCTCTCTTTTTTTGTATAATATACAGTATGTAGAGAAAAGTCGCCTCTACTTTTTATTTTTCGTGCGACTAATTTTTATGGAGTAAATTGAATGTCTGCTAAAGAGAAAATTCTAAAGTTCCTTTCTAAGGATGGTCCTTACAATACTTTGACTGCTGCACAAGCACGTGCCCGTTTTGGTATCGTAAACGTTGGTGCCCGCATTGAAGAACTTCGTGCAGAGGGTTACTGCATCTATACCAACAAGAAAACTCTTGCTGATGGTCGTCGCATCACTTACTACAAACTTGGTAAGCCAACCAAGAAAATGATTGCTGCCGCCCACGCAGTTCTAGGTGGTCAAGCGTTTGCCTAAATTGGGCTAAAAACTGGCGGAGTGAGAGCATATATATTATGTGTTCTCACTCTTTTTTATGGATAGATTATGCAAATACAAGTCGATATTGAACAACTAAGAAAAAATAAACTGTTCGTTGCCACGCCAATGTATGGTGGAATGAATCACGGTTTATATATGAAGTCATGTCTTGATCTTCAAACCGTTATGATTCGTTATGGCATTGAAACAAAGTTTTCATTCCTCTTCAACGAATCTCTCATTACAAGAGCAAGAAATTACCTAGTAGATGAATTTCTACGCACAGATTTTACACACATGATGTTTATCGATTCGGACATTCACTTTGATCCGAATGATATCGTAGCACTAATGGCACTTGATAAAGATGTTATCGGTGGTCCGTATCCAAAGAAGTCAATCAACTGGGGCAACATTGCTGAAACTGCTCGTCGCCATCCTGATCTAAATCCAAAAGAACTTGAGAATCTTGTTGGTGAGTATGTGTTCAATGTGGTAAAAGGTACATCACAATTTCAAGTATCTGATCCAGTAGAAGTAATGGAAATTGGTACAGGTCACATGATGATCAAACGTGGTGTGTTCGATAAGATGAAAGAGGCATATCCTCAAATCAAATACAAACCCGATCACATTGGTCAAGCACACTTCGATGGCTCACGCTATATTCATGCATACTTTGATACTGTGATTGATACTGTTGATTCATGTGTTGGTGGTGGCTCTGAACGTTATCTATCAGAAGACTATATGTTCTGTCAGATGTGGCGCAAGATTGGTGGACAGGTTTGGTTGTGTCCTTGGATGCGAACACAGCATATTGGTACATACGCATTTACTGGCAACATGCCCGCTGTTGCTCAGTATACTGGTAGATTGTGATCGACTACAAGTACAGTGAAGACCGTATTCTTAAAGAGTTAAAAGATTACGTCGATAAGACATACGGTCAACACTATTCCCTAAACAAATTTCAAACCTCCGAATTCATCATTGACTGTGGGCACGGTGAAGGATTCTTTATTGGTAACATCATCAAATACGCACAACGTTACGGTAAAAAGAATGGTTACAATCGTGATGACTTGATGAAAGTTGTACATTATGCTATAATGGCTTTACACAACCATGATTTGACGAGGAAATAAATTATGAAACTTTCAAATGAAACACTATCTGTGTTGAAAAACTTTGCCAGCATCAATCAAGGCATTCTGTTCAAACCAGGCAAAACAATTCGTACTATCTCAACTCATAAGAATATTCTTGCCGAGGCTGTTGTCTCTGAAGAAATTCCAAAAGAGTTTGGTGTTTATGATCTGAACAATTTTTTGTCTGTTCTTTCTCTACACAAAGAAGAGCCAGTCATTGACTTTGATGAGGCAAATGTTCTTATCTCTGGTCTACAAGGTCGTAGCAAAATCAAGTATCGTTTCTGTGCATCAAGCATGATTGTTGCTGCACCAGACAAGAATCTTGAACTCAGCAATCCAGAAATCAAATTTGATTTGAGTGCTGAAGACTTTGATTGGATTCTTCGTGCAGCCAATGTTCTTTCTTCACCACACATTGCTATTGAATCTGATGGCAGTAAAGTCTCCGTAACTGCATTTGATTTGCAGAATGATGCAGCACACACAGAGTCTCTTGAAGTATCAAAGAGTAATGGTGACAAGTATAAGATGCTGTTCAAAACAGAGAATTTGAAGATGCTTGCTGGTGCATATTCAGTGACTATCTCTTCAAAAGGCATTGCACACTTCAAACACAAATCAATGAGCATTCAGTATTGGATCGCTACTGAAGCTGGTTCAAAATATGAGAAAGGTTAATCATGGGTAAATTTGTTGTTTTTACAAATGCTTCATTAAATCACGATGGTGATTCGATTGCTATTAACAAAGACATTGTTGCATCAGTCTTTGAGTTGATTCAACCGGACACAAATGCACAATTGCAACCAAGAACAGTTATTTACGGTGTCAATAATATTGATTGGCAAGTTAAAGAACCATATCTTGAAGTGCTTGCAGCATTGAACGCTGACTGATATAATATACTACATTATGATTTTTGTGAAAGGTTACCATGGAACATCTTCTGTGGACAGAAAAGTATCGACCACGAACAGTGGAAGATTGTATTCTACCAGAACGTTTGAAAGCAGTATTCCAACAGTACGTGAACCAGAAGGAGATACCAAATCTTCTTCTGGCTGGTGGAGCGGGCGTAGGCAAGACGACAATCGCCAAAGCCATGTGCAACGAGATCGGTTGCGACTACATGGTAATCAATGGTTCTGATGAGAATGGTGTCGATACAATTCGTGTCAAAATCAAAAACTATGCATCATCCGTTTCACTGTCTGGTGGCCGCAAAGTCATCATTCTAGATGAAGCAGATTATCTAACACCAAACGCACAAGCAATTTTGCGTAATGCGATTGAAGAGTTTGCTGCAAACTGTTCTTTCATTTTTACCTGTAACTACAAAAACAAAATCATTGATCCACTACACAGTCGTTGTGCGGTGATTGAATTTGGTTTGAAGAATGGTGAAAAAGCACAAATGGCTTCTGCGTTTTTCAAACGCATCACACACATACTCAATACAGAGAAAGTGGAGTTTGACGAAAAGGTAATTGCTGAAGTAGTCAAGAAACACTTTCCAGATTTTCGTCGTGTTATCAATGAACTTCAACGCTATTCCAAACTCGGCAAGATTGATGTAGGCATCCTCTCTCAGATTGGTGATATTTCTCTAACACAGATTGTCAAACATCTGAAAGAAAAAGACTTTACGTCCGTCCGTAAATGGGCAGCAACGTCGGAAATTGATAACACGACATTCTTTCGCAAACTCTATGATGCTTTGTATGACATTGTAAAGCCTCAGAGTATACCACAAGCAGTTCTAATTCTTGCTGACTATCAGTATAAGCAAGCCTTTGTTGCCGATCACGAAATCAATCTTGTTGCTTGTTTGACAGAGATTATGGCTAATGTGGAGTTCAAATAGGAGTTTGAAATGTATTTACATCATGGTGGTGGAAATTCTTTAGGATGGTTTGATAGAGAAGAGTTGAAGAGGGTACAGAACTCAGTGTTTGGTGCAGTTTATTCTTTTGCTTTTTTGAGCAAAAAACCTGATATTAAAATCTTGCCCTATGAACTTGAAGAGACTTTTTATATTGGTTTATCTGGTGGTGCGGAAAATAGCAATTCACTAATTTATGATCAAAAAGATAAAAAGAAAAAAAGAGGTATGTATTATACACTCTTTGCAAAAAGAATGAATCAACACTTTTCTCAGTTTAGAAATGATAGAGAGAAGCATTTAGAAAAAAAATATGAACTTTTTAAAGAACACTTTTTACCTTCTTTAAATCCCGACAAGAAAATCTATACTAATATTTGTGTGCCTGGACCAGTTACCAAAGATTATTTGATAAGAGCCCATTTGAGTTTGGTTGAGTCGGAATTCATTTACTGTTATGCCCAAAGATTTGATGATTTGCCTCTGATGAACATTGATGAGAATAAGCAAAAACATAGAAGTCAAAAAGAGACCTCTATTTCTAAAAGACAAATAGAATCTATTGCTTATGGTAATTTGGAGAAGTTTCTGGTATGAGCAACCCATTCGACTATGCCACAGCTATTCTACAGACTAAGAAGCAACTGATTGTAGATGATATAACTGAGAAAGACTATGCGCCTTTTCTAGTCAATCGTGCTTTGTCTCAACACAAAGACTGTCTGGCTTTTGCAAACGAGATGAATAGTAGGCACTATCTTGAGAAGAAGCTACAATTCGACTATTTACTAAATACTGTCAGGTCTATGAAAAGACCGTTTGCGAAGTGGGCTAAGGCTGAAAAAAACGATGATTTGGAATGTGTCAAACTGGTCTATGGCCTGTCCGATTCCAAAGCACGTGAGGCTTTGAGACTACTCAGCAAAGAACAAATCCAACAAATAAAAGAAAAAACCCAGAGGGGTGGATTAGGAAAATGACATGGTGGATCTATCTAAGTTTGTTGAAGTCGTTCTTGTAGAAGAGGACGACTTTTTAAAAGTACGAGAAACTCTAACACGAATTGGAGTATCATCAAGAAAAGAAAAGGTACTGTATCAATCTTGCCATATTCTGCATAAGCAGGGCAAGTATTACATAGTACACTTTAAAGAGTTGTTTGCATTAGATGGTAAGCCATCTACAATTACCGAAAATGATATACAAAGACGTAATGCTATTGCCAATTTACTTGAAGAATGGGGCTTGCTAAAAATCATAAACTATGATATAGTAGAGAATAACATGGCTCCGATTCATCAGATTAAGATCATTGCTTTCAAAGAAAAGGATGATTGGGACTTAGTTGCTAAATATAACATAGGTAAAAAAGGAAGAACCGAATAACGGTGGCACATCATGAGCAAAGTGAAAAACAATGCGATTAAACTGGTTAACAAGTATACCAAAGAAGAAGTGTATACTAGAGATTACGACAACGTGATTAAAGAAGGTAACAATGAGTTTATCAAAGTCTTTAATCAAAGTAATCCACAAAGAACTTATCTTGTCAACCGCACAGCGTTTGTGGTTGCCAAGTAAGTCGTGATGCCTTCGGGGTCACGCATTTTAAACTTGCTTATTAAAGGAGAAAACTATGACAGTAGGACGTATTGCTTTTGGACCATTGTTTCATCAAACTTTGGGATTTGAAAATTTTCTACGTGATGTTGAAAGCATTCTCAACGAATCAAAACCCGTAGCAAACTTTCCTCCACATAACATCATTAAACTTGATGATAACAAGTATGTGGTAGAATTGGCTGTTGCTGGTTTTGGTAAAGATGAAATTGATATTCAAGTGCAAGAAAACACTTTGACTATCAAGGGTGACAAACAAGACAAAGACAGTCATCAATATCTACATCGTGGAATTGGTACACGTTCTTTCACTAAGTCAATCACTATTGCTGACACCATTGAAGTAAAAGGTGCAGAATATAAAGACGGTATTCTACGCATTGGACTTGAGAACATCATTCCAGAGCATAAGAAACCACGCAAGATTGAAATTGGTAATGAACTAAAAACATTTAAGCCTCAACTTCTGCAAGAAGAAAAGCAGGCTGCGTAATCAGTGGGGCGCAAGCCCCACTTTGAAAGATACATGATGGACAAAGACTTACGATCATATCTCAAAATCTATTCTGATTGGCTAACTCCAGAAGTGTGCCAAGAAACTGTTGACGAACTTGAACTAGTAGAAGGCCAGTTTCAGACACATCAGTTCTATGACTATCATGCTGATTCTCATCATTCTTACAACAATGAACTTGCCGTTACATGGTCAAATGTAAAGCATAAGAATTATATTATGCAAAGAATTTGGGATGGTCTGAAAAGATATCATGAAGAACTTGCTGAATGGGGTTGTGATTGGTACGCTTCTTGGCAAGGGTATACTGAGGTTCGTTTCAATCGTTACCGTGAAGATACACAAATGAAACTTCACTGTGATCACATTCATTCAATGTTTGATGGTCAACGTAAAGGTATACCAACACTCACCATTCTTGGTGGTTTGAATGGTGGCTACGAAGGTGGTGATCTGGTATTTTGGCAAGACACTCCAATAACTTTGAAAGCTGGTGAGATTATGATTTTCCCATCAAATTTTCTTTATCCACACAGAGTAGACTTGGTGACGAAAGGCACACGATACTCTTACGTTTCTTGGACATGGTAATGAAATCGAATTCAAACTTTAAAATGAGCAAAGAATTGAAGGTTCTACTTTCAGGTCTTAGGGGCACACACAAGACTGACTACAAGCGTGAGATGATTCAAGCAACCATTGCTCCACGCATCGAATTCAAAAAGAAGAAAAAAGAAGAGACACAAGATGACTGATCTATTGATGGTAAGTCACTTTCATAAGGACTTTCCGTTTAATCACGAATCGTCTTGGTTGAAAGCCGCATACGCCGGCTCACATGCGCCATATGGTTGGCACGCTCCGGGACCAGGCAATTGGATCAACACTTCACACCACAAAAGTGTTTATGAGTATCGACATTACTACGGAACACTAAATGAAGATGATTTTCTTCGTGCGCTAGGCCAACAAGCGTCTGAATACTATTTGTGGAAAAATGGTCGTGCTGACTTCATCGGCTGTACCACATATCGTCGCTATCTTGATTTCAAATGTGATTTGGGAACAAATGTGTTGAAGGCATCAATGCCACCAACACAAGAAAGTGCTAACTATCTGTCATCTGATGAGCAAAAAGCGGCAGCACTCAAACTGCTTGAGACACATGATGCAATCACAAATCCAATTACACCAATGCCATATTCGGTACGTGAACAATATCTACAGTCACAGCCAGCAGAGTATCTGAATTTGTTTCTAGAGGGTATCGAAAAATTATTACCCGACTACAGAGAGAGCATGAGTTGGTGGGATGAACGTGGGGCAAGTTTTGAAACATGCTATGTCATGCGTAAACAACTGTTCAGAAAGTATGCATCCGAGTTATTCGAACTTTTAGAATATGTGTGGCAGAATACAAATAAAACATACCCAACACAACCGACAACAGCAGAGCCATTACCATGGCGCTATCCAGGATTTCTTGGTGAAAGATTTCTTCCATTCTTTTTACATGCTAACAATGTAAACGTAGCTAGAGTGCCACTTATCATTCTAGAATAGTCAAAATGATTTTTTCGTCGTGCGTTACGAATGAAGTGAGTGCTTACTTATTATGAAAGAAAAATACGTAAAAGCCCATATGAAAGCGGCAAGTGTTTATGCTGAACTTTCTACCGCAAAGAGATTACAGGTAGGCTGCGTAATCGTCAAAGACAATACTATTATCGGTATTGGTTACAATGGTATGCCATCTGGTTGGGATAACAACTGTGAAGAAGTTGAGTATATTCTTAAAGAAGAATGCCAAGAAACCGATAAATGGATGACACACAATGGCTATACTGAGACTGCTCATGGATGGACAAGACTCAAATCTAAACCGGAAGTTTTACATGCTGAATCGAACTGTTTGGCAAAAGTTTCCCGGTCAACAAACTCAAGTGATGGGGCAATAATGTTTATTACCCACGCACCGTGCTTAGAATGTGCTAAAATGATATATCAGTCGGGAATCAAGGAGGTCTATTACAAAAACGCCTACAGAAGTGAAAACGGTATTAATTTTCTCAAAAAGTGTGATGTTAAAGTCGTTCAGTACAATGAGGAGTAAATGATGAGCAATATTACAAAAGTGGCAAAACAATTGGCAGAGGCAAACTCTAAACTTCCTAAAGCATACAAGTATGATCTTGTTATGCGTGAGTTTGATAACAAGATTGAATTGATTGGTCTTGTTGATGATCCAACATATGACATTTCAGATTTCGTTGGTCGTGAAATGTTGTTTCCAAAAAAGTGGGTAACACTAGATGTTTTTGAACCAAATACAAGGGTAGCAGTATGAATAACGTAAAATGTTTTACATTCAAAACACACCAAACTATTATGGGTGAAGTGGTCGAAGACTGGGATACTGGATTTGCACTTAAAAATCCAATGCAAGTAATTCCTGTGCCACCACGTGCTGCAAATGATTCTGGTGGAATTGGATTTGCACCATATCTTGCATTTGTTGAGGAATTTGACAAAGGTATCACTTTCAATTCTGAAGATGTATTAACAGTCAACACACCTGTGTCTGATTTGCTGGCACAATACACAAGAATGTTTAGCCGCATTGAAATCGCACCACCAGGTCTAAAACTTTAATGTCAAAATATTATACAAATGTTTGCGTTCACGGCAATAACATTCTTTTTCGTGGAGTAAACAATGGACGGAGAGTAAAGAGCAAAGTCAAATACTCTCCGTCGTTGTTTATACAATCTAATAAACAATCTCAGTGGCGTTCATTGTTCAATGAGCCATTAGAGCCTATGACTTTTGATACTATTCGGGAGGCACGTGATTTTGTCAAACGTTATGAAGATGTTTCAAACTTTAAAATCTACGGCAATACACGCTATGAATACGCATTCATTGCTGATAATTTTAGAGGCATTGTTGATTGGGATATTTCTCATCTCTCTGTCGTTTTCATAGACATTGAGGTTGGTTCTGAAAATGGATTTCCCGATCCATATAAGGCTACTGAGCCGATTACAGCAATCGCTATTCATCAATTGAATGGCGGTACTACAGTTTATGGTTATGGTGATTATGAGGTAAAAGGTGAAGAAACTTACATTCGCTGCGAAGATGAAATCGATTTGTGTGAGCGGTTTATTACTGACTGGTCAAGCAATTGGCCTGACGTTGTTACTGGTTGGAATATCAAGTTCTTTGATGTTCCTTACCTTGTCAATCGCTTCTCACGTTTATTTGGCGATGATGTAGTAAACAAGTTATCACCATGGTCGGTCTATTCAGAAAGAAAGACCATGTTCAAAGGTAAAGAACAGATTGTCTATGATCTTGTTGGCATCTCTGTTCTTGATTACCTTGAACTATATCAGTGGTATGCGCCTGGTGGTAAGAACATTGAAAACTATCGTCTTGAGACAGTTGCAAGTGTAGAACTTGGTGAAAGTAAATTATCATATGATGAGTATGATAATCTTCATCAGTTATACAAACTTGATCATCAAAAATTTATTGAGTATAACATTAAAGATGTACATCTTGTGTTGAAACTCGAAGATAAATTGAAGTTGATTGAACTGGCATTGACTCTGGCATATGACACCAAAACAAATTATGATGACATCTTTGCACAAACAAGAATGTGGGATGCTCTGATATATAACTATTTGCTTGAGCGTAAGATTGTTGTTCCACCACGCCGTGTTGCCAAGAAGAATGAAGCGTTTGAAGGTGCATATGTCAAAGAACCACAGATTGGTTTGCACAATTGGGTTGCATCATTTGACTTGAACAGTCTGTATCCACATTTGATCATGCAGTACAACATCTCACCAGAAACATTGGTTGAGAAAGAAGATTACACAGATGATATGCGTCGGCTCTCTACGCAAGCATCAGTAGAAAGTTTGCTCGACAGAGAACTTGATACAAGTGTGATGAACAATGTGACAATTACACCAAACGGTCAGTTCTTTCGCACAGACAAACAAGGCTTCTTGCCAGCCATGATGATTGAGATGTATGAAGATCGTAAAAAGTTCAAGAAGTTGATGCTGAAGGAACAACAAGACTATGAAAATGAAAAAGATGTAACTAAACGAAAAGAAATTGAAAAGCTAATTGCCAGATATAACAATCTACAGTTGGCTAAAAAAGTTTCGTTGAACTCTGCTTATGGTGCAATGGGTTCACAGTATTTTCGGTTCTATGATTTGAGACAAGCACTTGCTGTTACACAAGCAGGTCAATTGTCAATTCGTTGGATTGAAAACAAACTCAACGAATATCTAAACAAATTATTGAAAACCGACAAAGACTATGTTATTGCTTCAGATACAGATTCGATCTATCTCAATCTTGGTCCACTGGTTGACTCTGTGTATAAAGAAAAACCAGAGGCTCAGAAAGTTATCACCTTCATGGACAAAATCTGTGAAGAGAAAATTCAACCATACATTGATAAGAGTTATCAAGACCTTGCTGAATATGTTCATGCGTTCGACCAAAAGATGCAAATGAAACGTGAAGGCTTGTCCGATAAAGGTATTTGGACAGCAAAGAAACGTTATATTCTGAATGTGTACAACAATGAAGGTGTGCAGTATGCCAAGCCAAAACTCAAGGTCATGGGTCTTGAGATGGTTAAGTCATCAACACCTACCGTTGTGCGTGACAAGATGTATAAACTGGTTGACTTGATTGTGAACACGGATGAAGAAACTGTACAAAAATTTGTGTCAGACTTCAGAGAAGAGTTTCGTAAACTGCCGGTTGAAGATATTTCTTTCCCAAGAGGTTGCAATGGCTTGAAAGAGTATGCTGATTCTGTTACAATATACAGAAAAGGCACACCAATTCATGTGAAAGGTGCGATACTCTACAATCATTTCCTTAAGCAGCATAATTTGTTGACTAAGTATCCTTTGATACAAGAGGGTGAGAAGTTGAAGTTTACCTATCTCAAAACGCCGAATCCTTTCAGAGATATGGTAGTTTCGTTCCCAACAAGATTGCCTAAAGAGTTTAATCTACAAGAATATATTGATTACGAAACTCAATTTGAAAAATCTTTTGTAGAACCGATTAAATCAATTCTTGATTGTATTGGTTGGCAAACAGAGAAACAGTATACACTCGAATCATTCTTCACATGATACATGTAGTATTACCATTTATAACTGCACTTGCACTGTCTGGTATCGCAGCATACTATTCAGTGATTGGTCTTGCACAGATATTTCCAGGTTCATACTGGCCTATTATCATTATGGGTTCCGTGCTTGAAGCAGCAAAATTGGTAACTGTATCGTGGGTATACAATCACTGGAAGACAACATTCTCTGCACTCAAACTTTATTTTCTCATTGCTGTGGTGTTGTTGATGGGCATCACATCAATGGGTATTTTTGGTTATCTGTCGAAAGCACATATTGAACATTCAAGCACCATAGCACCACAAGTAGCAAAGGTAGAAATCTATGATGAAAAGATCAAAGTTATTCAATCGCAAATTGAGAGGAACAACAAGAACCTTAGTCAGTATGATGAGGCTGTCGATCAAGTTATGGGCCGCTCGAAAGACGAAAAGGGTGCCGAACGGGCGAACCAAATCCGCAAAGCCCAACAGAAAGACCGTGAGAGAATCATTGCTGAGACTAAAAGGCTTCAAAAAGAGATACAGATACTCACAGAGGAAAAGCTACCTTTATCCTTGGAAGTTAAGAAGGCTGAATCGGATTTGGGGCCTATAAAATATGTGGCCGAAGTGGTTTATGGCACACAAGATCGTGATCTAATCGACAAAGCAGTACGATTGGTTATCTTTATCATTATCATTGTATTCGATCCTTTGGCAGTATTGTTACTGATTGCAGCAAATCAAACATACCGAAGAATCAAAGAAGATAAAGATGAGATTGAACCAATCAAAAAGGTTATAAAGAAGAAAAAACTTGACAGCACACCATCACGCACGTTAGAATCATTCTTTGTGGATGATAAGCACACCGTAATACCAAAAGACAAAATTGCAGATATTGGAGATATGAATGAGCGTACTTGACAAATTGAAGAAGGCATCGACAATCAAAGAAACGTCGGTGCTTTCTAAATCGAAGTTCTTTACAGAAAAAGATATGATTCAAACTGATGTGCCTATCGTTAATGTGGCACTATCAGGCAATCTAGATGGGGGCTTGACACCAGGTCTGACGATGTTTGCTGGTCCATCAAAACATTTCAAAACAGCATTTGCTTTATTGATGGCAAAATCATACATGAACAAGTATGATGATGCTGTTGTTTTGTTTTATGATTCAGAGTTTGGTACACCACAAAGTTACTTTGATGCATTTGGTATTGATACTGAACGTGTGCTTCACACACCAATTACTGATGTTGAACAATTGAAACACGACATCATGAATCAGTTACAGAATATTGAAAAGACTGACAAAGTAATTATTGTTCTAGATTCGATTGGTAATCTGGCATCAAAGAAAGAAGTTGAAGATTCAATCGAAGGTAAATCTGTTGCTGACATGAGCAGAGCAAAACAGATGAAATCATTGTTTCGTATGGTCACACCACATTTGACAATCAAAGATATTCCAATGGTTGTTGTCAATCACACATACAAAGAGATTGGTATGTTCCCGAAAGATATCGTTGGTGGTGGCACAGGTTCTTATTACTCTGCTGATAACATCTACATTCTTGGCAGACAACAAGAGAAGACTGGTACTGAAATTACTGGTTACAATTTTATTATCAATGTGGAGAAGTCTCGCTATGTTAAAGAGAAATCTAAGATTCCTATTTCGGTCTCCTTCGATGGTGGTATTCAAAAGTATTCTGGCTTGGTCGACATTGC